AAAGACTCTATGTTTAATGTCAGAGACAGTTACTGTTTTATCTGTTCCAGGGACATTGAATGATTCTGTAGGTAATACACCATCAATCAATACCTGATTAGTTGCTTGATTAAGAAAGGCTTCGTATTTAGCTTCTTCAATTAGCTTTGCTTTTTGAGTTGCAGCTTTATCGATGAGACCATTAAGCCATTGGAAATCATTGATACCACGCTCTTGGCCTGCTGCCATGATTGTTGGAGCAATAGTACGAAGAGTCTTTTCTTCACCTCTTGCTGCAAGATCACGCATGTCACGACTAATATCGAATAACCACTGTCCATTATTACGCCCTGCTTCATTACCAAGCATGGTGTTAAGTGGTCTTTCGTATGCTGCGTTATTTGTTTTATCAAGCTTATTAGATCTCATCCAGTTAAGGACGTAGTCATTACCTTGATTAGCTTCGTCAGCACCTACTTGTGCAACGATAGTGTTTAAGGCTGTACGATCTAATAGGCCTTTGCCATCTGCATACTGAGCACTAATTACTGCCTCAATAGCTTTGTTAATTGCATTTTGATCTCCACCACCTTCAACAACTTCATTTATTACATCTTGTACAGTGATTGAGAAATTATCAGATTCCTGCTCAATCCTAAGATTAAGATCATTTTCAGCTGCCTTATTGATGGCTTTTGGCATGAAGTCATCTAACTCACTGGTTAGGTGCTGCATGTACCAAGGAGACTCTGGGTTCTCTATAGCCCCCTGGAATCTCTCATTAAATTTTTCTCTTACAAAAGGTTCTACTTCATTTGGTTTTAAACGTAGAGCTTCTGCTGATATATCGTTTTTGAATAGAGCAAAGTCTGCTCGTGATTTAACTGCATCCCTACTACTTTCTTGTTCCCATTCTGTATTTCTCAAACTCGTCGCAGCCTCAGCTGCACCACCAAAGAGTTTTGAAAGAGCCTCTGCTTCCTTACCAACACGTGGGTCTACGTATTCAGGAACAACATAGGTAGAGACGGGAGAGGCTGTAGGGCGTAACTGACGGGTAGGACTCGTCCTATCGACTTGTACTCGCTTAGCCATATGTCTCCTTAATTAATTACCAAGAACTCCACATCTTCTTAGCTGTATCTTTGTAACCCCAGTTCTTCTGGCCAGCTGATAATGTAGTGTGGGTGCTAGCGAAGTTAGTACCAACTCCAACACCAATCTTGCCCAATGACTGTCCAATAGAAGGTGCATAACCTTTTTGAACACTATTTACTCTATTTTTATAACTAGACTGGATACCTGCCTTTTGATCCAAAGACTGTTGTTTCACCATGTCAAAGTTACGGTCAATTGTGTTTTGCTCGACAGCTCCAGTTCTCTGGATATCTCTCAGGAGCGCACTCACTGATCCACCAGAAACATTAGACTCACCTGCTGCAGTCCTAGCTGTACCTTGTTTCTTTAAAGACTCGAGATCTTCTTTCATCTTCTCCGCGTTAGCTGCATCAGCTTCTTGGTCTAGACGTCGATTAACTGCACGATTCTCATCATCTCGAGCTATACGAGCATTACGTGCATTTTCTTTATATCGCTCATTCTGAGCATTAGCTGCTTTAACCTGAGCGTTGTGTTCCATCACACCGCTGGCTACAGTCAGCACTGTTGCTAAATCGCACATATTAATCCTCTCGAATAATTACAAATTCTAGGAATGGAGCTGGGTTCTTACCGAAGTTCTCTATTCGTCTTAAAAATTTAAAACCTAACCATTCCAACCATCTAATAGCTTCTTTGTTATCTGCATGGACATAATTAAAAAGCATGTACTTTTTAGTGAGTACATCCTCTATCCATTCTTTAGATCCTCTTAGGAATTCTCTAGCAATCTCAGGAAGCTTGTCTGAGGCTAATAACCAAGGGACACCAATGTTTTCATCAATCTCTCCATAGCCAAACATGCCTATAGGCTGTTCGTCATAGATGATAGTAAACACCTCAACTGAGTCGCTAAATGAGATGTCTAGTGCTTCCTTAGGCTCCATGCCGTGTGAATGCCAGAGTTCTTTGACATCTCCCGTGCGGATCTGAGAAGCAAGTAAATCAACATCTTCTTTTTTAGCCGCACGAAAATATGCCATCTGTTATCTCCTTTTCGAGCGTAGTACGAAATACCCTTCCCATTCCGCTGATTGGAATTGACAAGGTAGATGGGAATCACTAACTAATTCGATTTTTACTTCACTAGCCTTAGCTAGTACTGGAAGTTTAAATGTGCCTGTAGCTAGAGGAACTTTACCAAGTAAGTTGGTACTTGCACCTACTAGACGACCTGTAAAGACAACTTCTGATGAAGTACGTTTAGTGGGGGTGATTACAGCTTTAAAATAACCAGAGTTACTGTATACGACACCCATGCGTCGAACTTGTAATCTACCTATAGTGATTGGCTCATTATCTTCTTTTACTACGAGCTCTGAAAATTCATACCTAAATGTAAAAGGTATGCCAGCGAATACTGTACGTCCTGCTGTTAACTTAGCACTCACATCAGCTGCTGCAATAATGTCACCTTTATCAGTGATATATGTCAGATTGCTATCTGTGTATGGGACGGTAGTAGTACCACCGGATGTTAATGTTACACGCCTATCTAAATGACAACTCCAGCCACCATCAGTGATTGCTGTAGCTACATCTTGAGATAGGTTGATTGTTTCTAAATAAATACCGTCAGATCTTTCAATTACAATAAAGATGTCTGATTGGTTAAAGTCTACATTTAAGACATCACCATCAAACGTCCAACGGCTCCATGAGTTCTGAACCTTTTGTTCACCAGTCCAATAATATCTATTGATATAAACTGCTTGAGGATCATCTTCTGTTAATATTAATAATGTATCTTCATTAGATGAGGCCACCATTTTGGTAACTTCACCTTCAATATATCTTGGGATATGCGAAGTGATCTCTACAGCATTTGCATTAGATTCTGTGGAATCCTCAATGAAGTATTCACGTATACCTGACCACTTACCTCTTTGGGTAGGGAAGAATACGAATCTACCTGCTGTTGCTGGTTTAGTTCTAAGAGATGCCTCGAAGTTAGTAGCAACGTCAATAGACACACTAGCTGGAGTCAATAAGTCTTGAGCTTGTAAATTAAACTGAGTTAGATCTGAGAAGATCAATAGTGACTTATTGAAAGGCACAGCGTGCTTAAGAATCGATACTTGGTTATTAGATACAGCTACGTCAATACGAGCTGAGTCTAGTAATGAGAATACCGTTCTTTGGAAAAAGTTATAGTACTCCCCTGCTTCACTAAATATGACATTTTCATCACTTAAGAAACCTAAGCGATTCCTGTGTAGGAAGATGTCATTCAGCTTATTATCTATAAAGCTAGGGAATGGATTTGTGTTGTCATCACCAGCTGCACGATCCTCCCAAGGTGCTTCTTGGAATACAAAGCTACCATTAGTTTGCTTCACTAATTGGTGAGGCATTGTGGAGGCGTCGATACGAATATCAGCACCTGGCTCTACTACCTCTTTCCAAACATATTGGCCTGAGTTAGTAGGATCTTGTAATTCTACATAGTAGTCATCTTCATCATCATCAGACTGACCTCTGATCATAATAGTGAAACCTAATTCACCTTTATCAGGTAGATCTAAGAAGTCCTTAGTTTGTCCTTTGAATGCATATAAGAATGTGTCACCGCGTGAGTCAGAAGCTCCAATTTTAAATGTGCCACCATCTGTACGCTTTATGTAGAAAGTTGAATCGTAATCAACAATTGTGAAGTAACTAGGTAAGTTGCTGTTTAAAGCATTCTGCAATTGTTGAGAAATATTATCGGTCTTAACACTAGCCTGATTTGATGCAACAGATGAATCTTGTGTTGTATATGAGGCTGTATAAGATGTTCCATTGTAATAAATTGTTACACTATAAGTTGTTTCATAATCACCTTGCTTACAATAAACAAGGGCTTCATCAGGACGAACTGTAGAAGTCGTGGTGTCCTTAAGTACTGTTGTATTTTTATTTACAATAAATGTGTAGTCAGCAATTGATGTTGCTGTTAATTCTTTTGATGGGTTTGTCAATCCACTTAAATAAGTTGCAGATCCTGTAACAGTTCTTGCAACACCATCTTGGTCAAACACATAAATATTCGAACTTGTAATTACCAGTGTGTAAAGCTCATCAGCATCACGACGAATAGTGTGTATAAAAGCGTTAGTTGCTGTTCCAGAATTAAGTAGCTTTCCAACATTTACAGTTCCTGGTCTTTTCTTTAAACCATCAACAACAGTTGATAAGCCATTTTCCTGTACCTCTGCTTGTGTTTTAAGACGTAAAGAAGGTGGCTGCTGTGATACCCCATTAATGAGATTGGGTATCGATTCTGAAATTAATGGCATTGCTCACCTCTATAATGTTGTTGTTATATTCCTATCGATGATTCTGTACACATCGTAGTTATCAAATATTGAGTAATCTCCTGTATTTGATTCAGCATCTTTAAGCTCAACTAAAGCCAACATTTCATCTTTCTCTTGGAAACCGTGGAGTTCTACAGATCCCACAGCTCGATCTTGGAAGACTCTTGCTGCCTTAACAGTTACGTAGCGTCTTAATGCTTCTGGAGTGTCTTCAAAAGGAAGAAGAACAACCATATCTACTTCAAGAGTTTCAGTGATCGTGAATGTATGATTAGTTTTGTTATAAAGTTTCTTTCCTCTTTGGACATAATCTGATTGTGAATACCCGTGTAAATCTACACGTAGGCAGTCATTAGGAAGGACGATCTCGTTAGAATTGTTTGGAACGACCTTCATTTTAATTTCTGTATTGAAGTGCCAGCCTTGTGACTGAACATCACGGCTGATTGATTCGAGAATAGTTTCAGCCATCTCAGCGTCTACCAAGCCGGAATTCAAAGAGTTGACTGGCGACTCACCAATACTGCTTAGTATTATGTTTACTGCTTCTAGTTTTGTAGTTGGAGTCATATTTACCTCGAAAAAAAAGGGAACCCATGCCGAAACACAGGATCCCTTAGATTTAATTAGTTACGCAGACAATAATGCGATAGCGCAACCTGGGCGAAGGATGTTGTGACCCATCGCGTATTTTGAAACCATCAATGTACCTTGACGTTCGATTTGGTACTCAGACTCAACACCAAGATCCATAAGCTTAACTGTAGCTGCTGCATCAGGAGTGAAGATAAGACCACGAACATCAGAGAAGTCGCCTTTATAAGCGCCAGTACGTGATGTAGTGATTGGAGACTCATCATTATCAGACAGAGCTGATGATTGATTAGTTGTTGGTAAGTGGTTAGACATCATAATCTTGACGCCACCAACCATAGGTACAACGCCGCCAGATACTGAACCTGCACCACCAACGTCCCTGTTTAACCAAGTCGCTTTAGTAGTATCAGATACATTTAGCATAGCGTAGTACTGCTCAGGCGGAAGTACACATACCGCATTTTCCATAGGTACGTTCTTCTTAGTGAACTCTTCTAATGCTGAGTAGATAGCAGCTGTAATTTTAGCTGGATCTGTAGCATCAGCAGCTGTAGTACCGATAGTTACGTTATCTGTGTAAGTTTCATCATCAAATGAAGAACCAAGTAGAGCAGCAGCTTTAGCAGCAACGTTAGCGTATGTTAGACCAGAACCAACGTCAGCAGCGTTAGACGCGATAGACGCAGCTTTAGCAACGATACGGAAGATGTTACGGTCAGCTTGACGTGCTAATGCAGCACCAGACTCTTTAGCGTAGATACCACGAACATCGTAGTGATTCATAGCTTCATCAATGTTAGCGATGAAAGTAGGTGAGATTAGTAAGTCATCAACAGTAACGATACGCTCGCCATGCTTAACTTTACCAGGATCAATCATTGTGCCTGGAGTATGGTATTCAGCAGCTGCATAACCTGTTAGAGGGAATGATGCGCTCTTACCATTTGAAATTGTACGTGTGCGGTGCAAAGGCATCGCAATGTTAGTATGTTGGAAAGCAGTTAATACTTCACCAGCATACAGCTTCAGGAACAACGAACGATCGTCGCCTGTAGCATTTATTTGACCCAAACGTGATGGGTCGTAATTTGGAAGTGCCATATTATTTACCTTTAAATAAAATTAAAAAAATTGCCTATAACAACCTTCTTTCTTCCCTTTCTCTAAGATTATCCTCCGCAGAGGGTCAAAGGTAATTGTTCGTAAATATGGTTTGTTAATTAAAGTGGCGTAACCGAAGCTACGCCGGACAGGAGTTAGATGACGTTGCTTTGGGAAACTTTCCTAGCAACCATCTGCCGAAACGCTGGATCACTCTCGTATCTCGGATCTGACATATCTCGTGTCAATTCTGCGACAGAGTTGTAGACACCAGCAGATGAACCTGTTGTATCACCGGTGAACAGGTCGGGTTGTACCCCTACATCTGAACGATATCGAGCGTGTAATCCTTGAATGGCTAATAACGCCGAGTCCATATTGGTAGTATCAAGTGCGTTGTTATAAGCATCGATTTCCCCATCAGAGAGGTTATTTGCTGCCCATTCCATCATTTCTTGATACTGGTTTTCGCCACCGACTGAATCAAAAGCGGTAGTACGAATGTCACCCATTAGAGCTTCTTGCCCTTGGATGTATTGATCCACAACTGAATGTGGAATTCCTGCCTCTGCAAGAGCTGAGTAGGCTTCATCAGATAGCCCACCTGTTTCAAAGTATTCTTGGGATAAGGCATTAAAGTCGATGCCTTGCTCATCTAGAAACTCTTCGATTTCTTCTTGTTGTTCTTGCTGAGATTCAATTTCTTCATTGTTGTTAGAACCTAGTTTAGATTCCAACTCTGCATAAGCCTTTGCCATATCTTCTGGAGAATCAAATTTCTCTGGCAGCCAATCAGGCTTAGCTTCCTGAGGGTTTTCTAACGCCTCAGCTTTATCAACCATTTCTTGTTGATATTCTTGAGTCTCCTCGTGCGGAGTCTCGTCACTGTTTAATGTAATAGTATCGGCCATAGTTTTCCTGTAATTAAAAAGGGCTACCGAAGTAACCCTTAGTGTTATTGAGTAGGTTGCATCTGCTGATCAACAACTCCTTTTGCAACGGCAGGGGTGGCCTTTTGAGCCATTTGAGATATTGCCTCTTGCATCATTTGAGCTTGTTGAGCTTGAGCAGCTTGCTGTGCTTCCATCTGTTTCTGTTCCATAGACTTAATCAGTCCACGAGTATCAATACCAAGTGATGCACCTAAACGATCAATGTAATCGTCAATGTTCATCTCTTTAGCTAATACATCGGCACCTAGTGGTTGTAAGAACTTTAAGAAGGTAGCTAGTTTATTAAGATCTTGTCCTCTACCCAGAGCTTCAAGACCAGTAATGATTGAAGGCTTAAGAGTATCCTTAGGTAACTTAGGCAGCTTGCCTTGTGACTCTAAGCGATTCATGATTAGTTTAATCATTGGCATTTGCAGCTCTTGAGACAAGATACTGTAAACACCACCTAATGCACTTTCTAACTCTTGTGCCATAAATCTGACTTCTTCAGCAGTGACACGTTCAGCGTCACGTTGTACTGATGAGTTCAATAAGAAAGCAAATGCTAGACGATCTGTAATTTCTGCAGCAGTCTGTTGTGTAACTCTGAAGTCACCAACTTTATTCATCTGTAATACATTTACATCTTCAGCTGTACCCTGGATAAATGCTCCATTGTCAGCCTTAGCTAATGCACTAACTTTAGTTGTACCATTTGGACGAACCATAAATAGTACTTTTGAACTTGCTGCTGATCCTTCTACAATTGCTCTGGTGAGTGCCTCCAATGATGAGAGGTCACCATAGAATTCTTCAACGTAGCCTCTACCATAGTCTTCACCGTCAATACGAATGAAACGTAGTGGAATAAATGGAGACTTATCTTTAGGTAGATCACCTCTAGTAGACTCAACAATTTCACCACCAACTTCTTGGTAGATATCCCATCTGCCCTCTTTCAAGCAGCAGCGAGTATAGAGATCATAGCTTTTATCTAAACCTTCACCTTTTTCCTGTAAGACATCTAAGTGTGTCTGTGGGAGTGATCTAGGTGATACTGTTTCTTTGGTAATAACTTCTAGTACATTACCCATCGCATCACGTTTCACTACAAAACGATCTAGCCTGAACACACGAATATTCCCATCTTTTGGGATATACATAAGAGCGTTACCAGTAACAATAAGATTTCTTAGTGCTTCATATACTGGAACACGTGCAGCTGATGTCTCTAATTCAGACATAGCTTGACGCTCTAATTGGGCTAGACCAGCTTCTACAGCACCGACCTTTTCTTGTCCTAATGCAGCCATAGTGGCGTCATCAATAGTAAGACGGAAGAAAGGACTATTAGGTGGGAGTAAAGCTAGTAGTAATTTAGAAGCCAGGTTGTTAACCCCTCGGGCTCCTACTGATTGAAAAGGTGTATCAAAGACAGTGTCAGCTGAGTGTCCTTTTTCAGGCACCAGCATTGGTATTGTTAACTTAGCTGATGCACGTGCCCTTGTAAGATATGTTTCCCTGTGAGCTTCTAATTCGGCATAACGATGAGCAACTGAACTATTCTTATTCAGTTGTTCCATAGGATTTATCCTCTAATTTTTGGAATGTTTAACCCTGTAAGACCTGAGCCGCCTACGTTTGCTGAGCCAGGTGATAGTGAAAGGTTAACGCGGAATTTCTTAGATCCAGATGACATACGGCGTCTCTTACGAGCTGCTGAATCTGCTCCTGATTCTAAGGATGGTTTAACGTCTGCCGCCGGAGCAGCTGCTGGAGCTGGTCTTGGAGTTGGTGGCGGAGGACTTGGTCTGCTCATGCACATATCAAATTTCCTCGTTGTATATATCAATCAGATGATCCACAACGCTGCGTTCACCTTGTTTACGTGCCAATTCTTCAATAGTCATAGGCATGCGACGAGGTAATACGTCAGGATACATACTGTTTAAATAATCAATTAATTCTTTAGAAAGAGGTGGTTTACCCCTTTTTCCTAATACTTTATTCATAAAAAGTTCCGATAACGTCCTTATTAGTCCCAGCCCCAATTATCGCCAACCATTCCAGCTGCGTTGTAATCGGTCACTGTTCCTTCAAAGAAGTTTTTAAATGAGTCACCATTGATGATCCAATCTAACCAGGACAAAGGATTATCTTTAACTTTCCAGTTAGATTTAAGACCAAGTTGAATCAATCTACGATCTGCTATGTATCGAATATATTGTTTTATTTCTTCTTTGGTGATGCCTTCAATTCCGCCCATAGCAAACGCATGCTCAATAACTTTATCCTCCAGTGCAATGCCATCACGGAACATTTGATAGATATCTTTCTTGAAATCATCAGTAACGATTTTATTATGCTCATTACAAAACTCCCTAAATAGTTGAACCATCCCTTCACAATGTGTTGATTCATCACGAATAGACCATTCAACAATTTCACACATACCTTTCATCTTTCCGAATCGTTGGTAATTGAGAAGCATTGCAAATGCAGAGAAAAGACTTACACCTTCGTTAAAGACAGAACGTGCAATCGCTAAAGCAAGAGATGAGTGAGAATGGGCATCACAATTACCCATGAATTCCACTTTGTTTGCTAGCTGCGGGATATTTAAAAATGTGCTGTATTCCTTCTCATCGAAACCTAAGGTGTCCACAAGAAGCGAGTAAGCTCTTTGGTGTACAAACTCACGATTAGCGAAACTCGTGAGCATGGAACGTATCTCATTATTCTTAAACTTCTGGATGTAATACTCTAGGTAGTTAGTACCTACAGCTACATCCGTCTGTGTGAATAGACGTAGAATCTGAGTAATGTGATTCTTTTCTTGTTTACTCAATACATTACCCTTCCACTGGTTTACATCATCCTGGAGTTTTGCCTCCCATTCTCCCCAGTGGATTTTTTCATGATCAATGGATCTCTCGATAGCCCAAGGATAAACAAAAGGTTTATAAACTTTATTTGGTTCTAGAAGCATCAATCATCTCCATGATGGCTTTACCGTTTTCTACGGCAGTCGCGACGTTAGTACCTTTTGTTAAAATTGCTGCTGTTAAAATAATTTGACCCAGCTTATCTATATCAATGCTTGGTGTTGTTGGTGTCGGTGTCTTCTTCGTTGCCGCCATTTTCCTGCTCCTTAAATTTATCTTCTTTGTTATCAATCCATCCGTAGTGAGATCCGTCATTACCGTTCTGACCTATGATGTCCATACGTTCTTCATTCCACTCTTCTCCATTTAGCTCTGCTCCTTCTTTGAGCTTCGAGTAATAGTCTTGAAGAGCATTTGCTTTAACTGCTTCTGTAAGTGCTTTGTATTTCTGCTCGATCTCGATTCGTTTCCTCTTCTCAGTCTCATATTTCTTAACCCAAGAGATGTAAGAGTTTTTCTGTAACTCACGCCACGAGTCCACTAGTTGTACCTCTTGAACCAGATAGGACGTCCATTGCGTTTTATAGTGATGGTCTTACAGAAATGAGTAGCACCGCGCTGCTCTTGTGTTTTGACATATAAGTGACACAGGTAGACAGACTTACATCTGAATACCTCCACGCTGTCAGCAGCATTGTTCTTATGAACTTCCATTGTTATATGACTCTTAGGAGCTGGAAAGTCATAGGGATTAGCTTCAGCTTTCCCAAACAACAAACCTAAGACAACAATGGTTCCAATGATGAACCACTTCTTATTATCTTTTACGTATTCAATCGCGTTATATAAATCATCCTTCTTCATTTCTATCTCCAAAATCATGCATCTGTTCAACCATGTCTACGACGGATGACAGACACCATGCGCAAAAAGTAACTGGGCAAATTCCAAAGTGACCTTGGACTCCTCCCTCTTCATCGTCATAATCACAGCCACAAATGCTGCAAACGTCTGGTGGCGTAAACGCCTTTTCTATAGCTTCCTTGTCCATATTCCTCCTATCCGTGACACGCTAAACATTCTTCAGCATCCGTAAGGGCATGCCTCTCTACCTTCATTCCAACCTTATCTACAGTCTTACCTGAGTTAGTTCGTAGGTAATACAAACCCTTGAGCTTTGAATAGAAAGCTCGTAAGTGAACTGAGTTGACGTAAG